TGTCCTAGGGTTTGACGGATCCTTCTCAGGGGATGCTTCCGTGATTGTGGGTGCTGTTATCCCTCAGGAGGATGAGCCTGTCAAAGTGTTCCTGGTGAAGGCGTGGGAGAAGGACCTAAACCTGCATGATGATGATTGGCGTGTGGATATTGCTGAGGTAGAGCAAACAGTCCTGGACTTCTGCCAAGCACACCCCAAAGTTAGGGAAGTGGCGTGTGACCCTTTCCGGTGGCAACGCTCCATGCAAGCTTTGGAGGAGCAGGGTGTCCCTATCGTGGAATGGCCCTCCACCAGCGCTAGGCGTATGGTCCCAGCGTGTGCGAAAGTCTTTGACGCGGTAACAGAGCACAGACTCATCCATGACGGCAACCCCATCCTGGCTAGACACCTAGGAAACGCGGTCACAAAGATTGACAACCTTGGTCCACGCATTGTGAAAGACTCTAGGAACAGCCCTAGGAAGATTGACGGCGCGGTTGCAATGGTGCTGGCAGTAGATAGGGCACTGACAGGCGCTAAACTAGAACCAGTGCCACAATTCTTTGGATAGGTGATGATGTCTAACATTCTTCAGATTACCGGTGCTGTGGCGATTACAGCAGGCGCGGTCCTTATCAGTGTCCCTGTGGGACTGATCGTGGGTGGCGTTTTCTTGGTTCTAATCGGATTAGCTTTGGGGCGATAAGTGGTATTCAACAAACTTTGGGAAGATAGGGCAATCAGTTTCCAGACCATCTTTGAGACTGGTGATGACATTGTTTTCAGTAGTCAGGCTGGCACTAATGTCACTGAGGAGAACGCCTACCAGATCGCAGCTGTCTGGTCTGCAGTATCACTCATCTCTGACACTATCGGCACACTCCCTGTAGATGTTTTCTTCCGTGATGATGGCAACAGGAGACCTTTCCGGCCTAAACCGTCATGGGTGGGACAACCTGATGTGAACTTCAACGGTCACAGCACTTTCTATAAGAGTGTGCTGGTGTCCCTCCTAATTGACGGCAACGCTTTCATCAGGGTTTTCAGCAACCGGCGCGGTGAGGTTGTGAACCTCAATGTGCTCAACCCCAACACTGTTGAGGTGAAACGCAATGGGCAGGGGCGTCTAATTTTTGAGGTGGTGGGTGAGGACAAGCCTCTGACCACTGAGGAAATTGTCTACATCCCTGACCTGCTGAAGCCTGGTCATGTGCGTGGTGTGTCTCGCGTGGGAGCCATGAAAGAGAACCTGTCCCTGGCTAAAGCTTTGGAAATGTACGCTGCAACATTCTTTGGCAGTGGCACAACCTTGCAGGGTGTCATTGAGTACCCTGGTGCGCTCACACAGGAGCAGGCAGACAACCTCCGCAATAGTTTTGATAACGCTCACAAGGGTTGGAGGAAGTCAGGGCGTACCGGCATCCTCTCTGGTGGGGCATCTTTCAAAGCAACACAGGCAGATCCTGAGAAGTCACAAGCGCTAGAGGCACGGCGTATGGCTGTGGAGGATGTGGCACGCATTTGGCGTATCCCTTCACACATGCTCAACCTTCCAGGCACAAACACTTACAGCTCTGTAGAGCAGAACATGATCGCGTTTGTCACCCACACTTTGCGCCCTTATGTGACTCTGCTTGAGGACAACATGAGTGTGCTGATGGACCGTTACCCTGGTGGTGCTGACGCTTTCATCAAGTTCAACATGAACGGTTTGCTGAGGGCTGACACTCAGGCACGATTCTCCAGCTACTCCACAGGTCTGCAGTCTGGGTTCCTCACCATCAATGACATTAGGTCTTGGGAGGACCTCACGGCACAGGCTGGGGATGCTGCCTCTCAGGTGCGTGTCCCTCTCGCTAATGTGAACCTGTCTGAGTCTGGTGTGCGTGCCCAGCGTGAAAAGGTAGGCATGGTGCGTGACCTGGTGTTTGCAGGGTTTAGTCCTGCTGAGGCTATGGAGATGGTTGGTTTGCCACCGGTTGCTCACACTGGTCTGCCTTCTGTCCAGTTGCAGGGTGTCGCTCAGGTGGATCCTGAGGACCCTGACAGTGTGTATAAGGATGAGGTGACTTGATGCCGATTATCACGCGCCAGTTTTCGTTAGCGCAGGATACTCCTGTGATGATTGTGGGCGCTGACAACATGACGCAAGAAGTTCACATCCACAATTCAGAAGCAGTTGGGACCCGTGACCTTTACATTGGCGGTGACAACACGGTCAGCGATTCAAACGGTCATCACGTTTGGGCACGGTCAGACATTCGGCTTGTGCTGGCACCAGGGGATGTGCTGTGGGGGATGACTCCAGATAGTGCCGGCTGTAACGTGACGGTGCTACAGATTCAGAAGAACGACTGATGCCTTACTTTATTGAGGAGAACAACCCTAGTTGTGCTATGGGGGAGTGGGCCACTGTGAAAGAGGATGGCGAAGTTATGGGATGCCATGAGGATAAGCAGGGTGCGATAGACCAGGCTTTGGCTATTGCTCAGGCTGAGGACTCTACTTTTGAGGGTGAGCTGCCTGAGGCGCGTGAGCTCCCAGACAACTACCGGCCTGCCACCGCTGATGATGTCCCTGAGGGGCGTGCTTGCGGTAACTGCATCTTTTTCAATGAGGCTGATGTGGATGATGAGGGGCGTGCCTGGTGTGAGCGTTGGGATGACTATGTGAGGGGTGGTTATTACTGCAACGCTTGGCAGGGCAGGGATGAGGACAGGCAGGAGTCTGAGCCTGCACCACCTGAGGATCAGATTGAGGGGTCTGAGGAAAATGAGCCTGGGTCTGCTAAGGGCGCTGGTGGTGACATCAAACTTTCCGAGGCTACTGAGAAGGCTTTGCGTAACAAAGTGACTGAGCACAATGAGCGCATGGAAGAGGAGGGCAAACCTGACTACACCAGGACTACTTATGGTCAGCTTGCTGCTGTGTACCGTAGGGGCGCTGGCGCTTACTCCACTTCTCACCGGCCTGGGGTTTCGCGTGGGGCTTGGGCTATGGCTCGCGTGAACGCTTACCTGTATCTGCTCAGGAATGGTAAACCGGAAAACGCTAAGTATGTGGGGGACAATGATTTGCTCCCTGAGGGTCACCCTAAGTCCACGCGTTCTGTGGATGAGTACGAACAGCGACAAGTGGATTTGACGCCACCTGCCTACATGCGCGCAAGCGCTCGCAGGGGTTTGCAATGGCATGAAGAGGGTTTGTCTGGGGATGGTTTGCAACCTCAGACTGTGCGTGAAGCGCGTGCCATGGCTGACGGTAGCGTGACAGCCGATAAGTGGGTGAGGATCCGTGCGTTCCTTGCTAGACACATGGTGGACTTTGACGCGCCAGCAGCTTCACCTGACAGTGATGACTTCCCTTCACCTGGTGTTGTCGCTATCGCCCTTTGGGGTGGTGGGACCACTAGGCGATCAGCCCAGCGTGCAATGGATTACGCGGATGGGGTCATTGGTAGAATAGAAGCGGAAAATGAGAACCGTGTGACTGGAGAAGCCTTGAGCAAACTAGAAACCAGAGTCAATCCTGCAGAGTTTGAGGTGCGTGAAACTGAGGAGGGCATGACCTTCAGTGGTTACGCTGCAGTGTTCAACAGCGACTCACAACCTCTGCCTTTCACTGAGCGTATTGCTCCTGGGGCTTTCCGTGGGTCTCTGAGAAATCGTAATGACATCAAACTCCTCTGGAATCATGACACAGCTTCTGTGCTTGGCTCGGTTAGGGCTGGGACTTTGAAACTGACAGAGAATGACCGTGGATTGTATGTGGAGGCTGTCCTGCCTAACACCAGCGTGGGGCGTGACGCTCGTGAGCTCATCTCTCGCGGTGATGTGGATGCCATGTCCTTTGGGTTCACTGTCGCACGCGGTGGGGATGAGTGGTCCCCTGATGGGTCTGTGCGTACCCTCACCAAAATCAACCTGCATGAGGTGAGCATTGTGGCGTTCCCTGCCTACACAGCCACGGCAGGATCTACAGCGGTCCGTGGCTTGGACAAGATTGCTAAGCGTGCTGATGTGGACCCTGACGCTCTCGCTGACGCTTTGCTGAAGATTGAGAACGGTGAAGAGATTACCGCTGATGACCGTAACCTGATTACGACTGTCCTTGACAAGGTGTCTCCTGTGGAGGAGAAACCGGATGAGCCTGATTTGGGGCTTGAGATGCTTGCTCTGAAAAAGAAGAAACTAGAACTGCTGATGGGTAACTAATGGCTACTAAAGAACAGATTGAGCAAACCATCCTGAGGGTGGCTGGTAATCCTGTATCTGGTCCGATCAGGGCTATGGCTGGGGCGTTTGCTGAGGCGATTGTAGAACTGGATTCTGCTGACACACCAAAGAAGGTGAAGCCTGTTAGGGGCACAGAACAGCAGAGAGAAAAAGAGACGCGCGTTTTGGGGGCTGTTGAACAGCGTTAGTGTGTCTCACCCTCAGTAGTTCCCCTTTCGGCTGCTGAGGGTTTTCTCTATCCTGGAGCAGAGTAAACCCCTAGGGGTATCATTGAGGTATCAGATTTGTGCGTTACCGCTGCTGAGAGCTGTTGAGCGTTACCGCCATGGCGAAAACCATTTATTCATTTAGTGAAAGGACATCATGTCTGAGTTCATCAAGACTCAGGAAGAGATCCGCGCTAACCTGACCATGCAAATCCGTGAAGTTATTGACGGTGCAGAAGCAGACAAGCGTGGACTTGACCAAGCTGAGTTGGAAAAGATTGAGCGCATTGAGGCTGACATCCGTCGTGCTGATGAGGCACTGGAGGTTGCTAAGCGCAATGAAGAGCGTAAGGCTGAGGCTGCTGAAGCTTCGCGCGGTTTCGCTCCTGTTGAGGAAGCTCGCGGTGACGCTGAGATCTTCCGTGCAATGGCTCGTGGTGAGGTGCGTGAGCACACCTTCTCTATGGAGAAGCGTGCGACTCTGGTTCCCTCTGCTAACACTGTGCCTGTTGCGTTCCTGGACCGCGTGTACAGCCTGGCTCGCCTGGTTGGACCGTACCTGGAGACCTCTGAGGTGTTCAACCGTGACAGCGGTGAGGACCTCCGTATCCCTGTTATGACCGCTTACGCTACCGCTAGCGAGAAGGCAGCTGGCTCCGCCATTGACGAGAGCGAGCCCACCTACTCCAGCATCCTGCTCCAGATGACCAAGCAGGGCTTTATTACGAAGCTTGCTAACGAGCTCATCACTGACGCTGGCTTCGACATTGAGGCCAACATTGCTGAGCAGGCTGGTAACGCTATCGGAACCCGTGCTAACACGGTTATCCACGCAGCTGTTACCGCTGTTGCTGGCTCTGGGGTAACGGCTGGAACGACCAATGCTATTACGGCAGACGAGCTGATAGATTTGCAGTTCGCTGTAGATGGGCAGGTTAGGGCTCTCCCTGGCGCGGCTTACATGGTGAACACTGCAACTCTTGGTGCAATCCGTAAGCTGAAGGACAATGATGGTCGCTACATCCTTGATGTGGTTGCCGGTGGTCCTTCGACCATCCTGGGCATGCCTGTCATTGAAAACCCTGCAGTGGATGGTATCGCTACCGGAAACAAAGCAGTGTTCTTCGGACACTGGCCCTCTGTGAAGGTATCCACCACCGGCCTTGATGTGGCCGTGTCTACGGATGCGTACTTCGCAAACGACATCACCGGCTACCGCTTCACCTACCGCCTTGGCGCTGGTGTTGCTAACGGTGCATCTCACATCAAGTACCTGGCGCTTGCCTAAGCTCTAAGTACTAACGCAGAAACCCCTGCCGGTCCCTGTGACTGGTGGGGGTTTCCGCTATTGTGTGGGGTATGGAAAAACTCAAGGGTGTCGTGTCGCTTGTTTCTAACAGTCCTGGTTTGGCTACTGGTTATGGTGTGCAGGCTGGGCTCCTGGTGGAGAAGATGAAACAGCACGGTTTACATGTGGCTGTGTTGTCTAACTATGGGACTGAGGGGCACATTGGAAAGCACAGGACAAAATACGGTGATGTGCCTGTTTACCCTAAAGGTGTGAAGCCTTACAGTGATGATGTCATCAACCTGTGGCATGAAACCCACAGAGAGAAACACCTGGACCTGCCTCACTTCCTGATGACTCTCTATGATGTGTGGGTTTACAAAGACCTGGAAACAGAGCACCCTATTGTGTCCTGGGTTCCCCTTGATCACATCACCATGCCTCCTCTGGTGAAACAGTTTCTGAAGCGTGACAATGTGACTCCTGTCGCTATGGCTCCTCACGGTCAGAGACAGTTAGCGAGCGCAGGGTTTGACGCGCCTTACGCGCCTCACATGGTGGACACTAAAGTGTTCAAGCCCACACCAAAGTTCAGGGGTCTCCCCACTAGGGAGTACATGGGGATAGATCCTGACACTTTCCTTGTCACGGCGGTGATGGCTAATAAGGCTAATGGGATTGTGCACAGGAAGGCTTACGCTGAGCTGTTCCTCAG